GTTTTCGGCGAGAAAAACGGCAAAGTCATCTGCCCTTGCCCCGGCTGCGAGCTCAGTCTTGAGCCTTTCACGCTTGAACACTTCCGCGTCTGGGCTCTTGCGCTGACCCTTGACACCGGGGATCTTTGGGAGCTTGAGCCTTTTCAGCAGGAGGTCGTGGCTGACATCTTTTCGGGGTTCCGTGAGACATGGGTACTCATCCCCGAAGGCAACGCAAAGACCACGTTGCTCGCTGGGCTCGCGCTCTACCACGCCGACCATACCCGCCGGCCGTGGGTTGCGATCGGGGCTGCTACGCGGGATCAGGCCGAGATTATGTTCGGTCAGGCAGCCGGTTTTGTCGCTGACAGCCCCGAGTTGAAACAGCGCTTCCGTGTGTACGAAGGCTACCGCAAGATCAAGTGCTGGACGGGGGGCCGCGGAATCAAGGTCTACGCTGCCGATGTCAAGGGCGGCGACGGTGTAATCCCGTCCCTCGCGCTCGTGGACGAGCTGCATCGACACGATGATCTCCGTCTCTATCGGTTGTGGAAGGGCAAGCTCTGGAAGCGAGACGGTCAGATCGTGACCATCTCGACGGCCGGCGAGCCGGGATCCGCATTCGAGGAGCAACGCGAGACGATCCGCAATATGGCGCACACGCGCGGGCGAGTCGGCTGTCATCTTCGAGCCGAGGGACGAAACCTCATCTATCACGAGTGGATGGTGCAGGACTCGAAGAAGACCAAGGATCTCAAGGCGGTGAAGGCGGCTAACCCGTTGGCCTCGATCACGGTTGAGGATCTAGAGGAGAAGCTGCTCTCGGAGACGCTCGACTTTGGCGAGGATTGGCTTCGGCTTACCTGCAACATCGCGACCCGCTCGCAATATGCCGCTATCCCCGAGCCCGATTGGGATGCGTGCGAATCAGAGGAGCGAATCCCCGAAGGCGTACCCATAGCCGTGGGTGCTGACTTTGCCTGGGTCATCGACACGACCTCGCTTGTCCCCTTTTGGTGTAAGTCTGCCACCGAGCGCTACTTCGGCGACCCAGAGATTTTGACGCCACCCCGGGATGGGTCAATGCTTGACGCTGAGGACGTGCATCTCGCTTTCAGACGCATCGCAGAGCGAAATCCGATTGAGGTGGTGGTCATGGACTCCTCGAAGGCCAAGGACACCGCGCAGTGGATATCAAGCCCCGAAGGACTCAATACCACCGTAATTGATCGCTCGCAGGGAAACACACTTCAGGCTGAGGACTACGATCGCTTTATGGAGGCACTTGGCAAGCGCTGGTTCAAGCACACCGGGCAGCGTGAGTTCCGTCGGCATGTGCTCAATGCGGTCAGGCGGGACATGGAAGGCGAGCGCCACCGCTTCTCGCGCTCGAGCCCGAGCCGAAACACGCGCGCCGGTCGGCAGGAGCGCCGTGTCATCGATGCTTTAACCGCCGCGGCGATGGTCAACTGCGAGATCGCCGGAGGTCAGGGGAGCGGGCTTCTCTACTGATGCTCGTTCTCCGCCGCCGCCGAGTTCGGATTCACCAACTCGACCCCGCGCCCACGGTCGAGGGCATCCTGCTCAACTCCTGGAACGGTCACTACAGACTTTTGAAGGCTGAGATCGTGGAGGGGACGGGCCGCACGATCGAGCTTCAGGGAGAGGCGTGGATTCCGCGTGAGAAGGTCATCCTTATCGAGACGGTGCGGCCGTGATCGTCCGTAACCGCTTCGGCACGAACGTCGAACTGCGCTCCGAGTGGGGCAACGCCTCGGATGTCAGTCGGCTCCGTTCGGGCTCGCTCTCGTCGGCCGGACTGGCCGTGACGCCGGACAGCGCCTTCGGGCTTCCGGCCGTCTCGAACGTGACCCGCTCGGCGGCGGAGATTGTCGCCAGCCTGCCGTTCATGGTCTACACGGATGCGCCGATCCGTGAGCGCGCACCCGAGGCTTGGCAGTACGGCCTGCTCCACGATCGCCCCTCCGAGACCTGTGACTCGTTTGAGTTCTTCTACGACGTGGCGCTCTCGCTAGAGGCGACTCAAAACGCCTTTATCCAGAAGGCGAAGTTCCGGCGAAGAGTGTATGAGCTGTATGTGCTCGACCCGCAACGTGTGACCGTCAAGCAGGACAAGGAGACGGGTCAGAAGCTCTTCGATGTGTACGTCTCGCAGGGGCAGATACAGCGTGACCTGACTACGGACGAGATCCTGCATATTCGGGGGTTCTCGCTCCGTCCGGGTGTCGTGACGGGGGTGAGTCTCCTGCACGTCCATCGCGACCCGCTGGGAGCGGCGCTCGCGATGCAGGGATTCGAGGGCGATTTCTTCCGTAATGGTGCCACTCCGCCCTACTGGTTCACAGGCGCCCAGAGCCGTGAGCACGCGAAGGAGATGCGGGACGCGCACGCGGCGGAGCATCAGGGCGTGGGCCGGCAGTGGAAGCCGGGCTTCCTGTGGGGGAACGCGGACGTGAAAAGCATCCCGATCTCGATGCAGGACGCGCTCTTCATTGAGGCCAAGCAGCTCTCGATTGAGGACGTGTGCCGTATTTGGCGCTGGCCGCGCTCCTTCGTGGAGCTGCGCGATGAGCAACAGATCACCGACCGTAACGCGCGCATGGGGGATTTCCTGAAACTCAACTTGCTCCCTCGGCTGCGCCGGATCGAGCGCGCCTTCGCCGCCGACCCGGATCTCTTCTGGGGTTCCGGATTATTCGGGGAATTTCTGACACATGCGCTCGAGCGGGCCGACTTCGTGACCCGAGTTCGCGGGTACAAGGATGCGCGGCAGGGAGGCTGGATCACCGGCAACGAAGTCCGTGCGCTCGAGAACTATCCACCGCTTGAAGGTGGCGACGAACTGCTCGTGACTCCCACCGGCAGCGCTCCCAACGTTCGATCGAACGGCCGCGTCGAGGACGAGATCGCGGCCTTGCTCGGAGAAGGGTAGGTCACATGACCGAAACACTGATGGGGCTTCGCTCTGCCTTCGTCGCGCCGGTCAATCGGGTGGAGGTGCGCCAGTCCGGAAACGGCGAAGAGTTCACGCTGACCGGGCACGCGGCTATCTTCAATCGCTGGTCGGAGGATCTCTTTACCTTCGCCGGTACCTTCCGTGAGCGGATCGCAGCGGGAGCTTTCTCCGCCGTTCTCGCGGAAAAGCCGGATGTGCGCCTTCTCTTCAACCACGACGGGCTCGCACTTGCTCGTACCAAGTCAGGCACGCTGGAGCTGTCTGAGGATGATGAAGGATTGAAGGTGTGGGCGCGACTCGCGCCGACGAGTACGGCCTCCGACCTGCGGATGGCGATGCAGCGCGGGGACGTCGATCAGATGTCCTTCGCCTTTACCATCGCCGAGGACGAGTGGCACGAGGATCATGACACCGAGGAGATCGAGCGCACGATCATCCGCGTGGACGAGCTCTTCGACGTCTCGGTCGTGACCTTCCCCGCTTATCCTGATACGGGCGCCACGATCCGCGAGCTGCGGGCGGCCGCACGCGAGGGAAAGGTGCATCTCCGCACCGTCATTCCCTTCCGGGAGACGGCGAAGGCCGAAGCGGATACATCCTGGGACGGCCCGGGCGAGGTCGCCCGCGCGGACGTGGATGACCTGCGCGCGATGTGCGCCTGGGTCGATTCCAACGCGCCCGAGAACAAGGGCTCGTACAAGCTACCCCACCACAAGGCTTCCGAATCGCATCCGGTCGTCTGGCGAGGAGTCAGAGCGGCTATGGGCCGCCTGATGCAGACGGACATCCCCCAAGACGATAAGCGGGGCTGTCACTCGCACCTCGCCCGACACTACGATCAGTTCGACAAGGAAGCCCCCGCGTTCGATGATCTCGCGCGTGCTCTGAGCCTTGACCTGCCGGTTGAGGCTTACGACTCGCGCGAGTCACTCGAGCGCTCCGTCGCGCAGGCTGAGACAGATCCTGCGGGCGCCGCCACCAATGGCGACTCCGAAGATGCCGCGTCGGACAATCCGGCGGACTCCGAGGAGGACCCTCTCGCCGCACTCCGGACAGTCTCGAGCGAGGCTCTCCAGCGGGAGCGGGAGTCGTACCTACGACTCCTGAAGGAGCTCACTAGATGAAGCTCACCAATCAGGTCGAGGAGGCCCGGAGGCTCCTGGAAGAGGCGATCGTCCGCCTCGACGACCAGGACGCCAAGATCCAGGCTCTCCCCGACGACTCAGCGGACGAGGATCGCGAGTTTCAGCGGGCGCTCTTCGAGAAGTTCGAGGAGGACGTCACCCGCCGACGGGAGACCGTCGAGCGGCTGATCGCGATTCAGCGGGCACGGGAGACGATTCCGCCCGCAGAGGACGACGAAGATGACGAGGGGAAGGACGCGCGCAAGCGCATCCTCGTCGGCAAGGAGCCGCACACCTACCGCGCCGACAACAACCATGAGCTGTCCTACTTCGCAGACTTGATCTCGGCGAAGAGGGGCGACTGGTCTGTCCAGGAGCGGTTGCACCGTCACGGCAGGGAAGTCCTTGCTGCGGGTGCAAAGGTCGAGAAGCGTGACGTGTCTACGGCGGATCCGGGGGCAAGCGTCTTCGTGCCCCCGGTGTACCTGAGCGACATGTGGGCGGAGCTTCCGCGTGAGGGTCGTCCCTTCGCGGACGCGATTCCCACTCTGCCGCTTCCCGATGTTGGCATGTCAGTCACCGTTCCGCGCATCACGACGGCGACCACGACCGCGATCCAGGCGGCCGAGGCCGATGCCGCTTCCGAGACGGACATCGACGGAACGCTGCTCACGGTGTCGGTTCGCACCATCGCCGGCCAGAACGACGTCTCGTTGCAGGCACTGGAGCGGACGATGCCGGGCATGGACTTCCTGATCTTCCAGGATCTCCGTGCGGACTACGACGAGCAGCTCGACACCCAGCTCATCTCGGGCTCGGGTGCCTCGGGTCAGCACCTCGGGATCAACACGGTGACGGGCATCAACACCGTCACCTACACGGACGCTTCGCCGACGGCGGCTGAGCTTGCGCCGAAGATCTACGACGCAATCCAGCAGATCGCGGACGGCCGCAAGAAGCGGGCGGATCTGATCCTGTTCCATCCACGGCGCTCCGCTTGGCTCGCCTCCAACCTGGGCACGACCTTCCCGCTCTTCCAGTTGGGCGTGCTCATGCAGGCAGCCGGTACGCAGCAGGCGGGCTTCGTGGACAACTTCGCCGGGCTGCGGGTCGTCATCGACTCGAACATCTCGGGGACGATCGCGACCAACCAGGACGAGATCCTGGTTGTGCGCTCGGGCGACCTCTTCCTGATGGAAGGGCCGCTGCGGGTGCGGGTCTTCGACGACGTGCTGTCGGGGACTTTGCAGGTGCGGTTGCAGGTGGTCGCCTACTCGGCCTTTGTGTCGGGCAGGCAGCCGGAGGCAATCGCTCGGATCCGGGGGACGGGGCTCGCAGCTCCGACCTTCTAGGACTGAGGTTTGGGCCGGGAGACCGGCCCATTCCTGAGCAAAGGAGGCAGAGGATGACCAAGGAAGATCGGAAGGCGACCATCTCCGCGCTGCTGGAGGAGAAGCGCGGCTACCAGCTTCGTGCGCTGGCGGCAGAGGAGGCAGGAGACGAGGACGCCGTGGCTCTCGCCAAGATGCGGAGTGCGGGCGTCGATGCTCAGCTCAGGACGCTTGGGGCAAACGCGGAGAAGCCCGCTTCCCGTGCTCAACGGCGACCTTCCCAGAAAGAGGCGTCCAAACGGTGAGAGATGTTCTCATCGTTCTGAATGCGCGGCGCATCCCGGAGGTGCTGGAGGCAATCGAGGAGCTCGACATCGACCGGCTGTGGGTTCGCAATCTGTGGATGCACGAGATCGAAGCGCGCTGGGACGAGGTCGAGGAGGCCTTCTCGGAATACGCATGGGCCTGGATCATGTGCGATGACGTGGTCGTCTCGCAGGATGCTCTCAACGCCGTGCGCGAGTTGGCCGGGGAGGGCTTCCCGGTCGTGACGGGCTACTGCAACCTGGACGCCGTGGATCCGCGTGTGATGCTCACTCGCTCGCGGCTCGGGCCGCGCTCGGAGGTTGGCGCCTATGACTTCTACTCCCTGCGAGAAGTGAAGGAAGGCCCGCGTGTCCTGCCGACCACCTTCGTCAACTACTGCCTGACCGGGATGTCCGTGGAGATGTGGCGGGAGTACCCGTTACGGAACGAGTCAGAGGGCAACGCGGCCGACTTCAATCTCTCCCGGCGTCTGGTCGAGGACGGGATCGTGGCCGTGGCCCACCGGGATGCCTTCTGCTGGCACTTGAAGGACGAATGGAATACGCCCAACCGCGACCCGCGCAAGCGATTGCTCATGGGCTCTGAGCCTTCGGCCATCGAGCTAGAGGTGCGTGTGTGAATGTCACCGGCCTTCTCGCCTGGTACGACGAATCGCCCCAATGGCTCGCCGAGGCTGTTGAGGGAGCGGCGAAGCTGTGCGATCACGTTCTCGCGCTGGACGGCGCTTACGCCCTCTACCCCCGTGGCCGCGCTCGTTCGGATCCCGAGCAGGCTGAGGCGATCCTGTACGCCGCCCAGCGCTCGCATATCGGCTGCACCATCCACCGTCCGGCGAGTGTTTGGCTGGGGAATCAGCTTGAGAAGCGGTCGCTGATGTTCGAGCTTGGAGCGACGATCGGAGCTGACTGGTTCTTCGTCTTCGATGCCGACGATCTCGTGAGCTACGTGCCGGCGGATGCGCGCAGACGACTAGAGGCGACAGAGGAGGACGTCGCGGTCTACACACTCGGCGGCGAGCGCTATCACCGGGGACTCTTCCGGGCGCTTTCCGAGCTCCGGGTCGAGGACGCGCACTATCACTACCTTGCCGAACGGGATGGGGAGACCGTCCACCTGCGCGGGAATTCGGACGTGCATTGCCTGGAGCCATTCCTGAATCTCACGGATCTCCGCGTGCAGCATCGCCAGGGGCTGCGCTCGTCGGAGCGGCAGGCTGCGTCTGCGGAGTACCGCCGACGAGTCATGGAGCACGGACTCGAGAAGACGACACCTGAGCAGTGGGTGGCCGTTGCCTGAGCTCTTCGGAAGATCGCGTGCGCACGGCACGGCTGATCTGGTCATCGTGCGCTCGAACGGGCTAGTACAGAACTACGGGCGGGTGATGGACACGGATGCCTCTCGCTTTGCCCGCTGGCGGTCAGCACGGCGTACAAAGAAGCTCAACCGTCAAGCGGTCAGAAGCGGGCTTGCGCTGCCCTTTGACTCTCCCGGCGTTCGGGAACGTGATCTCAGAAAAGGAGGACTGATCTAGATGGCGACCTTTTGCGTAGACCAGGGACTCGACATCACGACCGCTCGCCTGCGCGGGGTCGGCACCGAGCCGCTGAACATCGCCTGGGGTACGGGCGCAGGCACGGCCGCTGCGACCGATACCTCTCTCTTTACGGAGGCACTCGTCACCCTAGCGGCGGGTACGACCGATCACACGGTGGGTACTTCTTCGCAGGTGACGACGACGACAACGGATGACACCTACCAAGTGACGGGGACACGAACCGCGACGGGTGCTGGCACGGTGACGAACGCGGGCCTGTGGGATG